TCATAACCGGAAGCGTAAGCGCTGAAGTAGACATTGGCGTCCGTCGGTTGCTGAACCAGCATAAAGTGTGGTGGATGTAATGGCAAAAACAGCAGGCGCTGGTAAAATGCGGACGCGGATCACTGTGCAGGGGCTTACAGTAGGTCTGGATGCGGATGGTGTTGGTACAGAAACATGGGCCAATGTGCTGACAGGAACCAGTATGTTTCGCTGCAAATGGGTATCCGCGCACGGAACTGACGTGCTGGAAAACAAGCGCGTTGAGCTGGGGCAGATCGCCACAATAACCCTGCGTTACACGGCGCTGATAAACCAGCGGTGCCGTGTTTTTCATGAATCAGATGCGCAGACCGACGTAAACGCATGGGAAATCATCAGCGTAAACGATCCTGAAGATCGGCACATGTTTCTGGAAATCACCTTGCGGAAGAAGGTGGTGGCGTGAGCGTTGCAAGCGGAATCAAAGCTACACTGGCGGCAACCGGCCTAACGATTGCAAAAAACAACTATATGGGCGCGAACACAAGCTATATCACGTTCAACTATTCGACGAAACCGGATAAATTCGCCGCCGACGATCCGCAATATGAAGCGTATCTGATCCATATCCATCTGATTACGCCCGTCACGGTGAACACTACGGCATACGAAGCGCAGATCAAGGCGCTGCTTGTAGCGGCTGGTTACGCATACCCGACAACCGTTGACGCATCCGACGATCCTGCAGAAAATCATATCGTGTTTGAAACGGAAATTGAGGTGTATGTCGGTGGCTAATTTTAACGTTGTGGGCCTTGATGACGCAATGCTAAGCATGAAAGAAATAGCAAGCATACCCGATGATGTCGCGGAAGAAATGCTACAGGCAGGCGGCGAAGTGCTGGCAGATGCGCAGAAACGCAAGTATCTGTCAACGTTGAAACAGCACACTGGAAACCTGGCAAACTCGCTGAAAGTGTCGAAAATGACACGCAGGCGAGATGGGTCACGTGGGATCACCGTATACCCGCGCGGAAAGCATCACAGTTATAAGCACGATGATGGTTTCGCGGATGCAAGAAACGCAGATGTCGCATTTGTACAGGAATACGGGTCAAAGAAGCGCGGAATATCTGCAAAGGGGATCATGGCCGCAGCGAACGCGGAAAGCGGCGACGCCGTGCAAGCCGCAGAACTGGCCGTTTACGACAAATGGCTGACAAGTAAAGGTAAATAAAGGAAGGTGTAAACATGGCGAAGATTGGAATGCCTTATAACGTAATCGCGCCCATCGCAACCGAAACGGAAGGCAGCGCTGTAACCTATGGAACCCCAGCGGCGCTGGAAAAACCTATATCGGCAAACCTTACGATGGAACATGCGGACAATCCGCTGTGGGGCGGCGACACAATAGCCGAAAATGATAACGCGATAACCGGCGGAATGCTTGCGCTGAACCTGACCGACATGACGGATGCGCAGCAGGTTATTGCAATCGGGCTGGCGGCAAGCGGAAGCGACTACGAAGAAACAAGCGCCTCCGCGCAGTATTGCGGATACGGCTATGTGCGCGTGAAAAAGCTCGGCGACGTGCTGAGCTACATCGGGTACTGGATTCACAAGGTACAGTTTGCGCTGAAGTCTGAAGAAGCCAAAACCAAGGCTGGCGCAACCGAATGGCAGACGCCCACAATTGAAGGCAGACTGTTCGGCACGTACCCGGATGCGACGCGGATTGCAAAGTTCCGCAGACACCGCGAGTATTCCGCATACGCGGACGCTAAGGCATGGGTAGACGCAATCGCTGGAATCCCTGTGGACGTTGTTGCCACGCCGACCGCAGATCCTGCCGCAGGCGCTGTCGCAAGCGCTACGCCCATTGAGCTGGCGACCGTAACGGCAGATTCAACGATCTACTACACCACGGACGGGTCGACGCCGACCACCGGATCGATGGTCTACACAGCAGGAATCCCCGTGTACGCTGCAACGACCATCAAGGCAATCGCGGCCAAGGCCGGCCTGACAACCTCAGGGGTGCTGTCGTCTGCATACACGATCAGCGGTTAAATTGGAGGGCGCATGATACCAAAGGGAGTTAAAACAGAAATCGGCGACAAACAGTGTACGCTGGTCTATACCGTGGCGGCTGCTGAGCAGATCATCGGCCGCTACGGCTCGACCGCAGAAATGATTAAGGGAATGGGCGTCGAGGATGTCGTTGACGGCAATGGAGAAACTACGCAGCGGGTAGATGAAAAGACGTTTATGCGGGAAGCACCATGGATTGTGTCATTGCTTGCCAATCAGGGAATAATGGTCGAAACGCACAACACGAAACCGGACAATCCTGCTTTTCTAACGCCTGAATATATCAAGACGTTTTCTCCGCTTTATGCGCTAAAAACCTTGATTAACGACGTTATGGAAGCGATCAAAATCGGTTCTGACATGGAATATAAGTCGGCATCTGAGGACGGGCCGAAAGACGTAATCCTTGAGGAAATGGAAAAAAACGCACCGGCGGCGGGGAAATAAGTACCCGCCGCCTTATCAGTTGCGGATTTATTGCAGGAATCCCGCTGGATGAAATCATGCTGTCGAATCCTGGGTGCGTTATGGACATGTTTATGTGGCGCAATGAGTACGACGCACGGATGCACGGATTAAAACAATCTGCTAAGAATGGAGGTGACGATTAATGGCAGCCGGAGAACGTAAAATCATGACAACACTTGCGCTTGACGGTGACGCGGCGTTTAAAAAGTCAATGGGCGAAGCGTATAACGCCTTAAAAGTGCTTGGCTCAGAGATGAAACTGAACACTTCCATTTTTGGCGAAAACGAAAACAGCGTCGAATCGCTGACTAAGAAAAACGAAATAATGCGCAAGCAGATCGCGCAGCAGAAGGAAATCGTTTCCGCGCTGACAAAGGCAGTCAAAGACAGCGCCACAGCTTACGGGGAAACAGACAAGCGAACGGATAGTTATCGAATAAAGCTGAACAATGCAAGCGCATCGCTCAACAACATGGAGAAAGAACTATCGCAAAATGAAAAAGCGATAAACGAAGTTGGCGATGAGATAAAAACGACAGAAAAAAAGACGGTTGATTGGACATCTGCGCTTAAAAAGACAGGCGATGTTTTGGGGAAAGCTGTAACTGTTGCGGCCAAAACAACCGCCGCCGCGATTGTGGCCGTCGGAGTTGCCGCTGTCGCCGCCGCGAAATACATCTACAACGCGGCGGTGAGTGCCGGTACATTTGCGGATGATTTGATTACGCTTTCCATGCAAACCAACATTTCTACCGATACGCTGCAAAAATGGACATATGCCGCGCGGTTTATCGACACGGAAGTCGAAACCATGACCGGCAGCATGGCCAAGATGGTCAAGCAGATGGATGCGGCCAGTAACGGCACGAAGCTGTCTGCTGATGCGTTTAAGCAGCTCGGCATCGACGTTGAAAATTCGGATGGCACTTTGCGCAATTCGGAAACGGTTTTCTACGAGGCGATTGACGCGCTCGGGAAAATAGCAAACGAAACCGAACGAGATTCAATCGCCATGCAGATATTCGGCAAATCCGCGCAGGATTTAAACCCGCTGATTGTTGCAGGAACGGACGAGCTGAGGCGGCTGGGCGAAGAAGCCGCCGCGACCGGGCTTGTACTGGATGAAACATCTCTGGGCGCACTTGGAAATTTCGACGACACAATGGAAAAAATCGATGCGCAAACAAAGGGCCTGACAAACACACTCGCGCTGATCTTCATGCCTGCCGTTTCCGGCGTTATGACGGGCCTACAAGGTTTGCTGACCAGCATCGGAACGACGCTAAAGGATGGTTTCCAGCCGGAAGACATTACAGTGATCGGCGATACAATCGCGCAAAAGCTTGTAGAGGGCATGCAGAAAATAACTGACTATCTGCCCGGCATACTCGAAACCGTATCGTCCGTGATATCGTCTATACTGGAAACTGCAATAACAATTCTGCCTACGCTTTTACCAGCTTTGATGGACGGCGCTACAAGCCTTATTAACAGCCTTCTGACAGCGATAACCGATAACACGGATTCACTATCAGCAACGGCAATTTCGCTTGTATCAAGCTTTGTAACATTTCTGGCCGATAACCTACCGGTCGTTGTAACTGCCGGAGCGTCGATATTGACAAGCCTTGCAAGTGGCATAAGCGATGCTGTTCCTAACCTTGTACCGGTTGCCATAACAGGGCTATTGACATTCATCAAAACGATAATCGCCAATCTTCCAGCGGTTGCAAAGTCCGGGATGGAAATGGTGCTGTCAATCGTAAGCGGGATCTCGCGCAGTATCCCGCAAATTGTAGCAGCTGTGCCGGGGATCATCCAGGCGTTGATTGACACGATAACGTCCAACTTGGGCCTTATCCTGACGATGGGTGTAAAAATTGTGTTGTCTCTGATTGCAGGAATCATTGCTTCAATCCCGACCATGGTTGCAAACATCCCGAAAGTAACGGCTGCAATCATAAACGGAATCGGGGATGCAATCGGTGAAATATTTAATGTCGGCGTAAACATCGTTGAAGGCCTGTGGGATGGGA